CCACAGAGCTTCAAGACTTCTCCTCTGTTGCTCTAACGCACAACGGCGAGAACTATTACACGCTCACGCTCGTAAGTTCTTGAACGGGACTCCCACGGCGTTCGTATGCAGCACAGGTACCGGGGGTGCTTTTTAATCACGGGAAATCTTTTTCTATGACACCCCGCTGTCCAGTTCTGGCGAAAAATAATCTGCACACGTCATCAAGACGGTCGCCATCCAACCATCCAAGCGCCCATGAATGCACAAGCCCTTCACCGTCCAGCACTTTCAGGAATTTGCCCGCACTCTCACACTCGATAACGAAAACCAGTGGGAGCCTGAGCCGTTTCAGCTTGAATTCGTAGCTGACCTGTTCGCCGGTTATCGCGAGTGCTGGCTGATCTGCCCTGAGGCTCAAGGCAAGACCACACTCCTCGCGGGCATTGCGGTCTACACACTGGAATTCAAACCTGACGCGGTGATTCCCATCGCCGCATCCACCCGCGAGCAGATCCTGATCCTGCACGAACAGGCGGAAGGGTTCATCAAGCGCTCCGGCCTCACCGACAAATTCAAGTGTCTGTGGGGCAGCCGTGAAATCCGGCGCAAGGACAAGTCGGAGACCGGCAAGATCAAGGTCTACGCCTCCGACGATGGCACGGCGGACGGAATTCTGTTCACCCTCGCCATCACGGACGAGCTTCACCGCCACAAGAACCTTCGCCTGTACCGAACGTGGCTGGGAAAGACGAAGAAGCGTGGGGGCCAAGTCCTGGCGATCAGCACCGCCGGGGAGATCGGCTCCGAATTCGAGGATGTCAGGCTCGCGCACCGCGAAAAGGCCACCAAGCGGACCGTCGATGGATCGCACATCCGCGCTGAGGCCGAGGGCATGGTCTTACACGACTGGTCGGTACCACCCGACGACGACGTCACCGATATGAACGTCGTCAAGGCGGCGAATCCTCTCAGCACCGTCACGCTCGACGTGCTCGAAGAAGGGTTCAACAGCCCGACCATGAGTCTCCCGCACTGGCGGCGCTTCACATGCAACCAGGCGGCCCGCAGGGAAGGCGAGGGCATCAACCCGTCTGAATGGGACGTGCTCGCCAGCCCGAATCTTGAGTTCACAGGCTCGTGGTGCGTCGGCGGCGTGGACTTCGGCTGGAAGCGGGACACCACGGCGCTCGTGATCGTTGGCTGGGAGTCCACGGAACGCCGCGTGGTGCTCGCCACCCGCGTCTATCCCGCGCCTGTGGAGCAGAAACTTGTCGTCAAGGGCCTCGCCGAACTGCAAAAGCAGTTCAACCCTGTGACGTGGGCGTTTGATCCGAACGCCGAAGGCAACCAGATGGTCGAACTCTTGGAGGCTGGCGAACACCCCCACCAAGAGGGCGTGGAATTCTCGTTCCACAAGCACGACCAGGGCAAGCCGATGGCGGAAGCAGCGGCGTACCTCGCCGAGGCCGTGCATAGCGGTTGGCTTGTCCACGATGGCGATCCCGTTCTACGCGAACACGTATTGAACTCGCTTGCCGTCGAAACGAAATACGGAGACTTCCGATACGAACGCCCCAAACACGCGACAGGCGAACAGCGGGCGAAGTATCCAATCGACGCCATGTCCGCCTTGCTTATGGCGCACAAGGTGGCAGTCGATGAGAACAACGAACCTGCGCCGGTAGCGCCCATGTTTGCCGTGGTGGGGCACTAAGGAGCTTTATTGAAAAACCCACTTCGGCGTAACCGGACTGCGCCAGTAGAGACACGCGAAGAAACGCCGCTTTCAATTGAGGCGTGGGCCGATTACTTCACCTACGGTGGATTCGGTTACCCGTTCACTGGCCAGTACAGCATCGGGAACACCGCTGAGGAACCGGCTCCGACGTTCTCAGGCTATGTGGGCGCTCTGGTCAAGAGTAACCCCGTCATCTTCTCGCTGATCCGCACACGCTCTGCGGTGTTCAGTGAAGCTCGCTTCACGTTTCGCAACCGCGACGGCAAGGGCAACACCTTCGGCACGACCGAGTTAGCGATTCTCGAAGAACCGTTGCCGGGAGTGACGACGGGTCACATGCTGACTCGGGCGCTGCAAGACGTGGACATTGCGGGTAACGCCTACTTTGTCCGCCGAGGCAATCGTATTCACCGACTGCGCCCCGATTGGGTCACCATTGTGGTCGGCTCGAACGTCTCACCGAACGAATACACCACATCGCAGTGGGACGCCCAGGTGGTCGGCTACATCTACTCACCGGGCGGCGTCGGTTCCGGTAAAGGTGAGCAGACAGTCTTCCTAGCTGAGGAAGTCGCACACTTTGCGCCGGTCCCTGATCCGATTGCGAACTCTCGCGGGATGTCGTGGCTCACTCCCGTCATTAGGGACGCGATGGGGGACAACCTCGCCACTGAGCACAAGATCAAGTACCTAGAGCAGGGCGCGACTCCGAACATGGTGGTCACGCTCGGCGGCAACGTCACTGATCCTGCCGTGTTCCAGCAATGGGTAGACCTCTTTGAATCGAGCCACGGCGGCGTAGACAACGCTTTCAAAACGCTGTTTCTTACCGGCGGCTCCTCCGTTGATGTTGTCGGTACCAACCTGAAAGATGCCGACTTCAAGACGATCACGGCGCAGGGTGAGAACCGACTAGCGGTTGCAGCGGGCGTACCGGGCATCATCGCCGGACTCTCGGAAGGCTTGGAAGCTTCGACGTACTCGAACTACGGGCAGGCCCGCCGCTCCTTTTGCGACCTCACGATCTGGCCGCTGTGGCGCGAGGTTTGCGGGCAGTTCGCCAAGCTCATCAACGTACCTGGCGGCGCTGAACTTTGGATCGACACCAAAGACATCGCATTCCTACAGGAAGACGCTCAGGTCAAGTCCGAAATCTTCAAGGCCGAGGCGCTTGCGGTGAAAGCACTAGGCGAAGTGGGCTACCAACACGAGTCGATTGTCGAAGCCGTCAAGGCACAGGACTTGTCGAAGCTCGAACCGACCGGCACGTTGGTCAGTCACAACTTGATCCTCAACCCTGAACTCAGGCTCGACCCGAAATACGCCGGTCTGTTCGCCGAAGCGCCCAACACTGCGGCAGCCGAAGAAGCAACGGGCGACGAGGCCGACACAGAGAAAGACGAAGGCGACAGCGCCGACGAAGGAGATTCCGCAACGAATGTTTAACCCACCACGCGACGGACTGATTCGCGCCAGAGCGAACGGCTTCGACCTCGAAACCCGCGCAGAAGGTATGCCCACACTACACGGGTACGCGATCAAGTTCGGCGAATGGACGCGCATCAGTTCAGCGTTCGAGGGAACGTTCATGGAGCGCATCGCTCCTGGCGCTGCCACGAAGACTCTTGCGGAGAACTCCCGCAACGTCAAAATCATGTTCAACCACGGCATGGACCCGAGCATTGGTGAAAAGGTGCTCGCCGCTCCGAACTTCACCGAAGACGCGGTAGGTGTCTCCTACGCCAGTGAACTGTTCGACACGAGCTATAACCGCGACCTTGTACCCGGCCTCGAAGCCGGACAGTACGGCGCGAGCTTCAAATTCCGCGTGGTTCGTGAGTCGGTGGATCAGACTCCTACGCGGTCGGAATTCAATCCTGACGGCATCCCGCAACGTACCGTCGAGGAGCTACAGCTACTAGAGGCAGGCCCGGTCGTTTGGCCTGCCTATGAAGGCGCTACCGCAGGCGTACGCAGCCTCACAGGATTCTTCGCACTAGAGACGCTACGGCGTGGGGGAGAGCTAGACGCACTGGTCATGGAACTTGTGCGCTCCGACCCCGAGCGCGTACGCGCCCTCTTAGACACTTCAACTGATCTGGGCACCTTGCCGGAGGATGACACCGAGAGTGTCGATTCCGACGACGCCGCCCCGATGCACTCACACTCAGCGCCGGACGATTCCACTGTCCACCCTGACGCGAGCCGCGAAACAAGAAACGTGCCTCTGTACGGCACACAAACCGCCACGACGGCCACAGCGCCCGAGTGGTTCATAGGACAATAATGGACAAAATCACCGAGCTTCGCTCGCGTAACGACGAACTCCGCGCTGAGATTACTTCCATCAACACCGAGTATGCGGGTGTACACATGCCCGATGACGCGGCAGGTAAATGGAATGACTTCAACAGCGAGATCGATCGCAACG